GACGAGATAAAACAACAGCACTTAAAAGGTAATACAAATGTTCCTCCAAGTTATGCAGATAGTAATTGGAAAGAACTTGAGGAGGAGTATGTTAAAATGCAATCAGATATAAAAGGAGAAGACAAGTGTTGCAAATAAAAGTAGGACAAGAAATAGATGGTAAAAGACTTGATAAAATAACTATAGATGAAGACAGAGATATGACTTTTTGGTTTAATGTAAATCCAGAAACAGGTTTCCCTGAACTTGGACTAGAAAAAAAATCAAACGAATCTATTGCTAAAATTTTAGATTATAAATGGGGAGAAGAAGATGCCGACAAAACTAAAACCTAGTAGTAAAAGCTATAACAGACAAACTAAAAAGACTACGATTAAACACTATTACATTAAAGGAATATCCAGGGGTGAGCTTGTAAGTCTTTATAATGAGGAGAGGACTAAGCCTAAACTTAAACAAAAAATCTTAAACGAATTGACGAGGAGGAGGAGGCATGAGAACATTTAAAGATGTAGATAAAATAATAAAACATGTTTCAGAGATTGAGACAACATGTGATGAAGCAACTATAAAACAAATAGTTTGTATTTTAGTTTCAAGACTATTAAACCATTTAGCTGCAGAAGAAACTGCAGGTTTAATAGCAGGACTCGCAGATGCAGAGCGAGAAGTGTTAGACGCGCTTAAAAATAAAGAGGAGGTAGTACATTGATTAAGTGCAGTAAGTGTGAAAACAAAGCAACAATAAAACATGGCGCATTGATTGGTTGGATTTATTTTTGCGCAACTTGTGAACTAAATAGAATGAGGAGGAAAGATGAAAAAGAAAAGAACTAAAGCATATGTTATGACCGTGGAAAAAGGAGATACATTGGGAGAATATCGACTCGCTGTTTTACGAGACACAATTAAGTTTATTAACAAGCACATACGAAGAAAACTTTATGTAAAACTTCATGGTAGATTTGGTAAGAACAACCCCAACCTACATAAATATACGTACCCTAGTGGCTTTATAAACTGGAGAGAATGTAGACTCGAAGACGCTCAACGAATAGATGTTTACATTCATGAAAGATAAAGTTGCAATAAATAAAAATAGTCTGTATAATCTACAGAGTTACTACAAAACGGAGTAAAGCAATGTATAAAACAATATCGTTATCAATCATTGTTGCATTAGTTGTAAATGCTACAGTGTTAAATTTTTATAACAACTACATTAATGAACAGATAGATGGTCAAGTAACATCTATAAACTACATAGACTCTACAATACGAGACATACAAAAAGATGTCCTCGATGTTAAAGCAAGAACGGCTCAAGCTATATCTAGTAATGAGTTGCGCAATGCTTACATATCTATTGAAGATAATAAAAGATTCTTTGAATACGAAGTTAAGATGTCTAGAAAAAGTATTGAAGAATTTATTAATAAACTCAATGCAGATATGGAGCAGATAAACACTACAATCAATAGTGTAATTCAAAACGATTCAACTTTAAAAGAACAACTCCAATATGTTTTACAGGAGGTAGAGTTATTAAAAACAATAGATAAGGAGGAGGAGAGCGATGAAAGATTGGTAGAAAGTCCTGAGAAAAACACAACAATAGAATCTTATAAGAAGGAGGAGTGTGTTTTTTCTTTAAAGCCGGGACAAAAGAACAGTACAAAAACTATTCAAAGAGCAGTTGATGTAACTAAAAGAAAAGGAACATACAACATAACTGTTTACTTTGATGTTAATAAAAAAGGAAGAGCTGTTGTTTCAAGTGTGGTATCGAACAACGCACCTTCAAGATTAGAAAACGCTGTAAGTAAATATGTATCTAATCTACCTTTTACAATCAACGAGGAGACACAGACTGATTGTGAAATGTTTTTTAAATTAAGTGTTACATAAGAGGTTGTGTTATTTGTAGTGATAGTTTACACTACATAAAATTCTTTTTAATATTGTTTACCCTCTTTATCTCCTTATTTAATCAAACAATATTAACTGTTACAGACTAGCAGGTGGTCTAGTGAAGAGAAACCACCATTAATTTTAACCGCCAACCAAAGAGGAAATGATTATGGCAATAGAAAGTGGAATAGCTTATTGGGCTAGTGTTAGAAATCCTAATCTTAAATTTGAACCTGTCTTCACAGTAGACTTACTTGTCAACGAGGAGGTTGCAGCTAAATACGAAGGTCGTGGTTTTAAAGTAAAGACACTCGTAGTTAATGACGAAGTACTAGGAAAAGCTTTACAAATAAAACGAAAAGTAAACGGCCCTAATGGTATGGTACGCAAAGCACCTAAACTTGTAGATGAAAATAAAGTACCTTTAGATGATGATGTTTTAGTAGGTAATGGATCTAAAGTTAGAGTTCAGTTTAGTGAGTGGGAAGTAAGCAACAAGTATGGAGATTTCAAAGGATTAGATTTTCAAGGTATGCAAGTTCTTGATTTAGTATCTTACAAATCTGGTGATGGTGATGAGTTTGAAGCTCTTACAGATTCAGAGGAGTTTTAATTATGTCTGAAGAAAATCAAAAACCATACATAACTATTGATGGTGTGCAGATTTCGGTAGATGATTTACCAGAAGAAGCAAAAGGTATCTTTGGAAGACTTCAGAGACTTACTTCAAAAAAAGTAGATGCGACTTTAGATCTTGAAGAGCTTCAAGCAGGCATTAACTTTTTCTCAAACAGAATTGTTGAGATTGTAAATGGTGAGCAACCAAAGGAGGAAGCTGACACTGATGCAGTAAAATCCAACAATTAGTTTTATAGCTAGGTATTTCTTAGAGGTTTGTACGAATTAACATGGAAGATAGTCTAAGGAGTACCTAGCTTTTTTATTAGGAGATAATACATGAGTAACACACAACTTAAATTTATAAAGAAACATCAACCCTGTCCTAACTGCGGTAGTAGTGACGCAAGATCTATCAACGAAAACGGAACTTCAAAATGTTTTAGTTGTAATAAGTTTTTTAAAAGCGATGGTAGTCATATAGATCAGGAGAGTGTTAGTGTTTTTGAAAACAAACCAGAGCAAGAAGGAGTATACGCTTCTTTATCAGACAGACAAATATCTTTAGAGACTGCTAAAAAATATGGTGTTAAAATATCTTACAATACTAAAGGGGTTATCGCAAAACACTATTATCCTTACAGTAATGACAGTCAAGTAACTTCTTACAAAGTAAGAGACACATTAAAAAAAGATTTTTATTGGAAAGGATCTCCCAAAGATACAGAACTTTTTGGACAGAATCTCTTTAAGGGAGGAGGAAAGTACATCACAATTACAGAAGGAGAATGTGATGCTATGTCTGCATATGAATTATTAGGAAGTAAGTGGGCAGTTGTTTCAATCAAGAACGGTGCTAACGGTGCAGTCGCAGACATAAAAGAAAACTTAGAGTACATAGAAAGTTTTGAGAATGTGGTAATTTGTTTTGACTCTGACAAGCAAGGCAAAGAAGCTGCACATAAAGTTGCAAGGCTATTAAAACCAGGCAAAGCTAAAATCTACACCTTACCAACTGGCTACAAAGATGCTAATGATATGCTTAAAAAGAAAAAGCATATAGAGTTTACTACATGTTGGTGGGATGCTAAAGTTTACACACCTACAGGTATCATTCGAGTATCTGAAAAACAAAATGAGTTTTTAAATAGAGATAAAAAAGACAGCGTTCCTTATCCGTGGAAAGGTTTGAATAAAAAACTATACGGTATGAGACAAGGAGAGCTTGTAACTCTAACAGGTGGTACAGGTCTTGGTAAGAGTTCTATAACAAGAGAGCTAGAACATTGGATTGTAAATACTACAGAGGACAATGTAGGTATCATAGCTCTTGAGGAAGATTGGAAGAGAACTGTTGATGGTATCCTATCCATTGAAACTAACTCAAGACTTTATATAGATCACATTAGAGAAGAACATTCCGAAGAGTTTTTAATAGAAAAGTATGATAAAGTTTTTGGAAATGATAATGTGTTTATACATGCTCATTTTGGAACAAACGATATTGATGCTATCTTTAATAAACTAAGATATTTAATTATAGGTTGCGACTGTAAGTGGGTAATTGTAGATCACTTACATATGCTTGTAAGTTCTCTAGCAGAAGGAGATGAGCGTAGAGCCATCGACAATATCATGACAAGACTTCGTAGTATGGTAGAGGAGACAGGCGCAGGATTAATACTTGTTTCACATCTTCGTAGAGTAGAAGGAAACAAAGGACATGAGAATGGTGTCGAGGTAAACCTTTCCCATCTAAGAGGAAGTCAAGCAATAGCACAGTTATCTGACTGCGTTATAGCTTTAGAACGTAACCAACAATCTGATGATGAGTTAGAATCCCGGACAACTAAACTTAGAATTTTAAAGTCAAGATACACAGGTGATGTAGGAATGGCTACAGCTTTGATTTACGATCCTGTTACAGGTAGACTATCAGAAGATTATGGTGATCATATATTCCAATCAGACAACGAGGTAGAGTTTTAATGAAATTAATATTTGATATAGAAGCAAACGGTTTACTGCCTCATCAATTAACCGAAGAAATAAAACAAGAGGCTACAATTATTTGGTGTATCGTGGCACTAGATAATAAAGGAAATATTTATAAGTTCAGACCAGATCAAATAAAAGAAGGAGTAGATCTTTTAAAATCTGCGGATACTTTAATTGGTCATAACATTATAGGGTTTGATATTCCTGCTATTAAAAAAATATGCGGTGTAGATTTATACAAGCACTGTAAAATTATAGACACTCTTACATTGTCTCAACTGTTTAATCCTAACAGAGACAAAGGACATAGTTTAAAAGCATGGGGAGGGAAGTTAAACTTTACAAAAGACGAACACGAAGACTTTAGTAAATTTTCAGAAGATATGCTGAACTATTGTGTCAAAGATGTACAGTTAAATAAAAGAGTCTATGAGATTTTAAAAGCAGAAGGTCTTAATTTTTCTGAAGAGTCTATTAATATAGAACACGAAACAAGAAAAATAATATGTCATCAAATACAAAATGGTTTTTACTTTGACCGTAAGAAAGCTAGTATTTTATTAGCTGAACTTAGTCAAAGAAAAGCAGAAGTTGAAGCACAAGTAAAAGAAACATTTAAACCTAAAGAAACAGAGCATATTATTTTATTAAATGTTAAATTAAAAAATGGAGGGTTTTCTAAGAACACTGGTTTCAATCACTTTACTAAAAAGAATGTTAATTTAACAGACGAAGAAAAAAAGATAGTTGCATCAGGGTGTGTTACTTCTCTCAAAAGGACTCTTATTACTGAGTTTAATCTAGGATCTAGAAAACAAATAGGAGAATACTTAATAGAGTTTGGTTGGAAACCCAACAGATTTACACCAACAGGACAACCTATTGTAGATGAAGCAACACTAGAAAAAGTTAAACATATACCAGAGGCAAAACTTATTGCTGAGTTTTTATTGTTACAAAAAAGAATAGCTCAAGTTCAATCTTGGTTGGATGCTGTTCAAGAAGATGGTAGAATACACGGTAATGTTATTTCTAACGGAGCTATCACAGGAAGAATGACGCATTATAATCCCAACACTGGACAAGTTCCGAGTACTAGAAAACCGTATGGGAAAATTTGTAGAGAATGTTGGACTGTAGATCTTAAAAACAATGTACTACTAGGAATAGATGCGTCTGGATTAGAATTAAGAATGTTAGCACACTACATGAAAGATAAGGAATATACACATGAAATTCTCAACGGAGACATACACACAGCAAATCAAAAACTTGCTAAACTTAAATCAAGAGATCAGGCAAAAACATTTATCTATGCGCTCATGTACGGAGCAGGAGATGAAAAACTTGGAAGCGTGGTTGAAGGAAAAAAAGCAGATGGTAAACGAGCTAGACAATATTTCTTTGATAATCAACCATCATTTAAATCTCTTCGAGATAGAGTTGCGAGAGCATCTACAAAAGGTTTCCTCAAAGGACTAGATGGTAGAAAGATATTTATACGCAATCAACATGCTGCACTTAATACTTTATTACAAGGAGCAGGAGCTATAGTAATGAAGAAAGCGTTAGTAATCTTTGACAAACATTTAAAAGAAGCTGGGCTTCAATATAAGTTTGTCGCTAACATTCACGATGAATGGCAAATGGAAGTTCCTAGAGATACAGCAGGTTTGATAGGAGCTATGGGTGTTCGTTCTATAATAGAAGCAGGCGAATTTTTTAACATGAACTGTCCTCTGGATGGTGAATATAATATAGGAGCTAACTGGAGTGAAACGCATTAAAATGAACAGTAATAGAAAAGGAGACTTTGCAGAGTACTATGCAGTCACTTGGCTATGGGATAATGGGTATGAGGTATTTCAAAACTCAGGATGCACAGGCCCAATAGACATGATAGCTATGGATAAAAAAGGAGAGGTAACTTTCATAGATGTTAAAACTTTTAAACCACAGACAAGAGGAAATAAACTCTCATCTTCTACAGCACACTCAAGAACTAAAAAACAAATTAAACTAGGAGTCAAGATACTAGGCTTCGATCCTGAAACAAGAAAGCTACGATTTGTAGAACATAAGGAATAATATAATGAATAAAAAATACACATCAGAAGCAGGGCATTGGTATTCTAAAGACGGAGAGCCAAAGTACACGATAGTAGGAGCTAATGGAAAAGAAAGAAATACAACCTTACGAGATGCTAAAAAAGAAGGATATGTTCCTTCAGTTACTACTGTTTTAACTTTAATTGCAAAACCTTTTTTAGAAAACTGGAAAATAAACCAAGCTCTTAAATCTGCAATACTACTAGATAAATTTTCTAACGAATCAGAAGAAGACTTTATTAAAAGGTGCAAACAAGATTCTAAAAAAATAGGACAAGATGCTGCTAAAAAAGGAACAGCAATCCACGCAGATATTGAAAAAGGATTCCTGACTAAATCTAAAAACAAAACTTATTTAGTAGTAAGGAAATGGTTGGATGAAAATTATCCTGACGAAGATTGGATAGCAGAAGGATCTTTTTGTGCAGAAGAAGGATACGGAGGTAAGATAGATCTATATTCTGAATCAGGAATCTTTGTAGACTTTAAAACTAAAGATAATCTAGAAGATAAAAAACCTTATCAATTAATTTTTGATGATTATGGAATGCAACTATCTGCATACGCACAAGGTTGTGGTATTAAAAACCCAGAAAGAGTTTCAATTTTTATAGACAGGGGAGATACTAATATTATATCTTGTCATGTCTGGGATAAAGATACACACACGAAACACTTAGAAATGTTTAATAGTATTTTTAATTATTGGAAGCTTTCCAAAAACTACGATCCAGTAAAGGGTGTAATATGAACGGTAGAAAATCTAAACAAATACGCAGACAAGCTAAACAAATGTTTATAGATTGGTTACGAACTATGACTCCAGAAGGAGAAGAACCAACCAAGATAAATAAAAAGAACATGCACTTGTTTTTACCAGAGCAAAAACATTTTTATGCAAACCGACAGCTTAGACTAAGCGCATATACTTTAAAATGGTTTGAGAAGAAATTAAAACGCAACCCTAACTTTACATTGGAAGATTTAGATGCCTAGAAGAAAACCAAGAAAAATTAGACCAAGAGAGAAAGGAGTACCTAAAGGGTATGATAGTAAGTGGGAGTACAGTCTGCATAAAGGGGTACTAAAGAAATGGAATCACCATGCAGATAACATTGAGTATGTTGTTAGAAAGAAATATGAACCTGACTTTGTAAAAGATAATATTATTATTGAAGCTAAAGGTAGGTTCTGGGATCACGCAGAGTATAGTAAGTATATATGGATTCGTGAATCATTACCTGTTACAATGGAGCTTGTGTTTCTATTTCAGAAACCATACTCTCCAATGCCAGGAGCTAAGAAAAGAAAAGACGGAACTAAAAGAACCCATGCTGAATGGGCTGAGACAAATAATTTTAAATGGTACGCAGAAGAAACTTTACCAGAGGAGTTTAAATAAATGGAATATAAATTCAACGAAGATAATACAATAAAACAAATAAAAAGATATGTAGATAAAACATATGAAAAACACTATGCTAGTGGAAAATACCAAGCAACAGATATGATTATTGATGCAGGACACGGAGATGGTTTTTGTATGGGTAACATTATAAAGTATGCTATGCGCTATGGTAAGAAACCTAATCCTGTTACTGGAGAGTATAAGAATCAAGGTGACTTATTAAAGATTATACACTACGCTATTATAGCTATACACTTATGGGTAGAAGATAAAACCAGTAGTGACATTCCAAGAAATGAAGATGGAACAAGGAAAGGGTGGTACAAATGATAGGAAGATTATTATACATGATTCCGTTTTTCGGAATGTTTACAGGAAGTTATTATGTCTATAGTATGGACACAGCAGCTGCATATATAATGGCTTGGTTAGCGTTAATACAAGGTATAATCTGTTTTGCATACTTAATAGTGCAAATGACTGTCGCAGGAATTGAAGGAACACTAGAAGTAGAAGTACAGTTATGGGATGCTTTAATGCCAGTTATCTTTTTAATGCTGTCTGCTATTTCTTACTTGTTATTTATAAATGAAACACTAAGGGGAATATTATAATGGAAGATACGAATATCAAACTACCTACTAACTATCAACAGTTTATACATTTAAGTAGATACGCTAGATGGAATGAAGAACAACAACGCAGAGAAACTTGGAACGAAACTGTATCTCGATACTTTGATTTCTTTGAGAAACATTTAAAAGAAAATCATAACCTAAGTAAACCACAGTTCGATGAAACTAGAAAGTACTTAGAAAAAGCAGTCCTATACTTAAACATTATGCCAAGCATGAGAGCATTAATGTCAGCAGGCAAAGCATTAGAAAGAGATAATGTAGCAGGATTTAACTGTAGCTATGTAGCTGTAGATAATGTTCGAGCATTTGATGAAACACTTTATATACTTATGTGTGGTACTGGTGTTGGTTTTAGTGTAGAACGCCAATATATAAATGAGTTACCAGATCTACCAGAAGAACTGCACAATACTGATACAGTTATTAAAGTAGCTGATTCTAAAATAGGGTGGGCTAAAGCATATAAAGAATTATTATCTTTACTTTATGCGGGACAAATACCTACTTGGGATGTTTCTAATATAAGACCTTATGGTGCTAGATTAAAAACATTTGGAGGAAGAGCAAGTGGCCCTG